GCTAATGCTGAGGGAAAGAGGATTAATTTCCCCGGAGTTGGCTCTATGGGCCATGTATCTCGATTGTATTCATTAAGTTCGCTGCGGTCTGGTTGCATATAATATGAGAGATTGAAATCTGTAAATAAAGCTGGGGCGCCTTCAGTCAGGTATAGAACTCCGCAAAAATAGCAATTAGTATGAGAATGCATAGCGGTAGATTCCCCTTTATCTATTTTAGTCATCCAAGAGCAGCTGATGTGTAAATCGTCAGAGATATGCCCGAGAACAGTTCGCCCGAATATTCGGGCATACGCTAAGATTTCCTTTTTAATATTAACGAAATTACTGCCATTAAGTATTTGATTATCCATTGAAATACATCCATCGTATCTGCCTCTCATGCTAACCCTGTATTCTAGGGTGTCGGCAAGGGCAACAAGTGGCTCTCTGTCAAAAGAAGGAAGTTTTGTAACTCCAACGGGTTTGGGGAACAGGCCCATTACTTCCAGATCGTTCATTTTTATTTTAATCAAATAAATCCATATGTTCTGACGGAGTCCAGTATGGACACCCAGAGTACTCCATTAATTTAACTTCCTGATCAGGCTCTTGAATTTTAATTAAATCTTCCTTATCTTTTTCGAAGGATGTTTTTAAAACTCTGCCATCTTTATTTATTAAGGCATAGTAGGCAAAGGGTTTTCGAAATGCACAGATATAGGCCTTGATGGGTTCTCCGTTGTCATCTAAAACGGACTCACCTCTACTTATCTTGTACCCATCCTTGCCACACATTAAAGGTCCACCAAAAGATCCGTCTGAAGGGTAGCCTTGCCCTCCCGCAAAATGAGAATGAGCATCGTCCTCATCGAAGTTGTCAATCTTTTTTTGATACTCGGTTAATTCATATTGAAAACCAGAAAGCTCTTCTTCTGAAATTGGCTCCATTCTTAACACTCCATTTCCGGGGGTGTTAAACATGTCTTTGGATAGATCAAATTTTAAAAATAAAAACTCGCTCTGCCTGTTATTGTATTCAGGGTAGAGATGGCTCACTGATAGGGAGTACATTAAGTCTTGCATGTTATCCGTAACCTTTTTCCCCTTAAAGACTTGCTTGCTACTTTTGAAGTCTCTGATTAATGCATAAGAATTTTCTTTATATAAAAACAGCTTATCAATAAACCCTCGTATTCTATAAGAATATTTATCATTACTCACTTCCATATCAAAGGCTTCCTCCGATACGGATTTTGCAGGAGCATGGTCATCCGCTCCGAAAAAATCATAGCGAAGACCATTTACTGTCATTGAGTCAATTAAATCCAAATTCTCTTCATCGTCTACGCTTAGCCTTTTCGCGTGATGCAGGACTAGCCTTTTGAGTGGGGGGCAAGCAAAAATAGAGTTCTTTTTTAAAACTAAATCATATTTAGACTTGTGTTTCTCTGATCCCAATAATTCAAGAACCAAATGGCATATCGTTCCACGGCTTGCCCCGTCATTCGATGTGTCGGGTAGCCTTAATTTATACTTGCACCAATAAACCCAAGAGCACCCATTAAGGGTGTCTATTCTACTTGCGGAAAGTGCTGAACTATGCTTGCTCATCTAAAAGTTTTATATTCTTCATTAAATTTTTTGAAATTTGATTTCGTTTATAGAGTGCCCTCGCATGATCTACGACTAATTTAGATTGATCCATCTTTTCAATTTTTCCATACTTGGACTTCCATTTTATAAAATCTTCAGTAGACATATCCCCAAAGTCATTTTTATTAGGAAGGCAAATCCTTAACATGTCTTTATCGAAATAATTTAAAAGTTTAAGATAGTTTTTAATTGCGGCCTGTAGTCCTCTATTATTTTCTGGATCGGCATTGTCATTATTGAAAGAAATGTAAACTTTTTTAAATCCAAGCTCAATCATCCAGCAACACAGTTTAGAAGAAATGTCAAGACCAAAAGAAACTGCCACATTCTTAAATCCATTTTGCATAAGGCTTAGGCAGTCCCCTATACTCTCTACTATTATTATAGAATTATATTCCGCAAAGTCTACAGTTTTTTTATCAAGGGGGACTGGGACATGCGCCGGATAAATCCAATTTTTCTTCTTTCCTATATGCTTCCATTTCGGACGATTATCTTTGGAAGACATATCTCTCCCTGAAAATCCATGTATCTGGCCATGCTCGTTATACACAGGAAAAACAAATCTCTGGTACATTTTTCCCTTGGTTGCCAGACCACCCCTTAGACGTTTTAAAATACGATCCTCAATGCCCCTGTCGTTGTAAAACTTATAGTGAGGTAAGAGTTTTGAGAGATAACTTTCCGGATAGACCTCATCCATTTCGATCTTCTCATTTAGAGAGCTTGACCTTTCTGACAAAAAGGTAATATCATCTTTATTGAGATATTTGGAAAGCTCTTTGGGGTCATTGGTGTTCAGTGTTAGGATAAGTAGTTGCTTGAAAGGCATAAATGGAGTATCTTTTACATAATCTTTCCATGCCCCGCTATCTTTATAGATTTGCAATGCGGTTTCATTGTCTCCGTCCCTGTATAGTGCGGCACATTGCCAGTATAACCCTTTATCTTTTAACTTATAGCCAAGATCTTCTAGTATGCATTTTATTTTTGAAGACTCCATTATATATTGGGAACTTCATCAAGCTCATTGTTTGAATTAAGATTTGCCTCCGCTATATTGCCATCAACCAAGTCTTGCAGATCTCCCACCTCGGTAATATGAAAGTTTTCAAAATGTAAAAAGATTGCATTTTTAGATAAACTGCCATCATCCATTTTGACTGGCTGTAGGGCTCTTAGATATTCTGAGCCTAAGTGGCGATGTTTGAGACAAACCAATTTATGGGTGCCAAAGTCGGGATGCTCAACCATTTCATCATTAGACCTTTGGCGTAAGCTAAATAAATGTGAACTAAATTGAGTGATTCTGTCCGACAAAGAAACTATGCTCTCGTCCTCCACTATGAGGTTGGCATTTCTATTCTGGGTAATTCCTATGCGATTACTCTGAACGCTTGTCATCATGGCGATCATGGGCTCATTATTAAAAACAACATCTTTTTGCACCAGTGTTTTAAACTTATCAACCATCTCACCAACAACCTGCCACTCTTGTTTGTTGTTTAAATTTTCAGATGTTGTTTTTATATAATCAAAATTTAGAATCATTTGGTTGCCCCGACCAACCTTAGAGTAATAAAACCTCTTAATAAGATTGATCATTTGATCCACATTTAATCCCGCTACATTATAATAATAAAATTTATAATTTTTAATCTTTGACCAAACTGATCGGACTTTCTCAACTATTACATCTCCAGACCTTCTCCACTTTCCAGTTTCAATTAAATGTAAAGGAACCCCAGACTCTCTAGAGCATAGCCGACCTAATAATTCCTCCCTACTCATTTCTCCATTATCTAAATGAAGAACAGGGGTGTCGCCATTAAGCTTCGATGCCTCCAAGCAGTAAGCCATTGTAAATTGAGTCTTGCCAACCCCTGACCTAGCTGTAACTGTAGTAATGTTCCCCGGCCTAAGTAGAGATCCATATAGCTGATGAAGCCTTTGATGTGGACCAATTAATCCAAACTCCTCAACAGGATCATTCCCTCGGTCTTCTACGATGTCTTCCATTCCTGCAAACAAATTTTCAGGCATATTGGAAGCGCTATCATATAAATTAATATTTTCATTCCAAAGAGCGTCTGCGGAATTAACAAGACCTAAAAAGTTCTCACCGGAAGATGCATTCTTCATTTTTTTCTGCACCTCGACAGCGGTTAGGTAGAGCTCCCTTCTGACGGTACACTGCTTTAGATCTTTGGCTGTAGTTAAAACAGTATCCTTTGGGGCCTTTCTTAGGTCTAGAGCTTGGACATACTGTCCAATATTAATATTGTCGGGAAAGGTGAGGTTAAGTGTGACAATTCTTTCTGTCAGAGTAACATGGTCAACCTTCTCGGCATTCTCTATAGCATTTTTTAGAACACAAAAAACAGTTTTATTAACTGATGTATTCTTGTCATAAAAATCATCCTCCCCGATGAAGGAGGAAATTTCAACATAAACCTCAGGATGCTTGATTAGGCCTGAGAGCAACTGCTTTTCTAGCTCTAGAGAATAAATCATGAGCCCCTAGTATACTCTAAGTTATTAACAATGTCAAGAATTTTTTACTCGGACCCCGCGCCACCTTCTATGGATATATCCGCTTCTTCTATTTGTATTAAATATTTCTCCAAAGCTTTCCTGAGGCCCATCTCAATAATTTGAGTACCAACTTTTGAAAGAATCATGGGACTGCCGCTTTGATCGGTATAGCAAAGCATAAATCCTTTCGATTGATCCTCTGCATTGCCTGTAAATTCAAATAATTGCTCAAGAAATGCCTCTGGAATCTGAAAGGGAATTAAATTGTCTGGATCTATCTCGGGATTCATCTGTATTATATTACACTATTCACAATAAAATGTCCAGCTTTTTAAAAAACCTTTTTGATAATTTATCCTTTTCATATATTTCTACAAGCTTTATATCATTGAGTTCACAAAAATCATATTTTAGATTATCCCTCTTGAGTTGCATGAGATAATTGTTTTTATACTTGCCGTGAAAAAATGGAATATGCTTTGTATGTTGAGCTCCCTGAACTTCCACTGCAATTTTTTTATTCGCATTATAAAAATCAAAAGTCATTCTCGTCCCCGCAACGGGAAACTCTTCAAACACCACATGCCTATTCCAGTAAGGCTTAAGGAAGTCTTTGACCGATTTCTGAAACTTACTTCTACTTTTGGCATTCCATTTAATTAGGTATTTATTAATACCAGTAATGTTTCTCTCTGCACCTGTTAGGGTTTTAAATCTCAACTTTCAACCCTTAATTTTGGATCGTAATGCTTAAACCTGTC